AGCGATCTGGTGCGCCTCCTGAGCGTCCATGAGCCCGGAGTCCACCCACGGCTTCAGGAACTTGTATTCCTTCGTCGTGAGCATCGTGTAGATCGGTGCACGCGACATGCCGTTGATGACCGGGTGGAGAGCCCGACGCCAGCCGAACGCGGTCATGCGGTCCAGCCGGGATGGCGGGACGATGGCCTCGATGACGCGACCCTTCACGGCCTTCGGCCGGAACTGCATGTCCTTCTCAGCGAGATCCGCAATCGTCGGGACCTCACGCTCGCCAGCGAGCGCAGCCAGGACATCGCGGTTCAGCTCGCCGTTCTGGCCGTAGGCCAGCCCCTTCATCGACCTAGCCCGAAGAGCCGCGAAGCCCTCCACGTCCTTGGAGATCAGGGCCATGTTCGTGCGGAACTGCTCAGCGTCCTCGGACGGGTCGTGCTTGATGTAGTTCACGTCTGCGTCAATGAACGCCTGCGTGGCCTCTTCCTCGGAAGCGCCGCGGTCAAGGGCGTCCATGTACGCCTTCGCGGCCAGGGCCGCACCGGGGTCCTTCGCCGCCTCGTGAATGGCGTAGTTCCAGAACACCGGATGAGAGTCCAGGCCCGACTCGTACGGAGTGAACTCACGGCCCAGCTTCGATGGGTGTTCCGGCAACCGGGCACCAGCCTGCTTGAAGTGCTCAGCAAGCTGCGCCGCAGCGCCAACGTCATCCATCGCCAGGTCGTGGTTGCTCGACACGGCCGGGGCGATCACATGACCGTCAAGAGTCAGAATGTTGCGGAGCGCGGTGTCGTAGTAGTCCTGGTCCACCAGGGCCGCACCGACACCATGCAGTGCCACACCCATCGCGGCACGAATGTGCTTGACCTCCTGGCGGTCAACCTCAATGCCCATCTTGCGCGCCATGCGCATGATGTGGACATCTTTGATGTCCCGCTGAAGGACGGTCGTCTCGCCGAAGTTGTGGGTCGTCTCCCCCGCCCCGTGCTTCACGGTGAGGGTCTGCGCCTCCGGGTCAACCGAAACGACGCGGCCGGTGTGGTAGTCGCCTTCCACCTTGACGCGGGCTGACTTACCGATAAGTGCGTCAGAACCGTACTCGTCCGACAGGTCCTTCAGGGACGGGTTCAGCTTCGCAGCTGCCGCCTCGAGCCCTGAGCCCAGCGTCGTCTTGAAGTCGTTCTGAAGGATGGCCGGGACGAGCTCACCGGAAGCCACACGAATACCGAAGCCCAGCGAGAGCAGGACCAGGTTCTTGAAGATCCGGGACGTGTAGTGGTTGTAGATCCACTCGTCCGCCCGGACCAGCTTGCCGCCCAGGCCGTAGGCCTTGTCACCCAGCGCGTACGCGGTCTTGCCGTCCGGCGATAGCCGGACACTGCGCTTGCCGTACTGCGCCTTCAGGTCTGAGATCTGCTTGGCGATGGCGTCGTCGTCACCGGCCAGCTTGATCCGCTTCACACCCGACAGGGCCTCACGGATCTCGTTGTAGTCGGGAAGCGCGACCTTGCCGATCTGGTTCTTGTAGAGGCCGAAGTTCAGCCCCTCGCCCGTCTCCGGGTCCTCGAGGTACAGCGGCATGCCATCGGTGTCCATGCCGAACACACGACGCATCGTGTTCTTGTTCAGGAAGTCGATGTGCTTCGCGTACTTCTGAAGCAACGGCGAATCATCCGGCAGGCCATGCTCACGCAGCGCGTCATAGAACGAGTGGGTGATCATGTTGATGCGGGTACCGAGATCAGGTGTCTCCATGTACCGCGCCACGATGGCGTTCGCCGTCTTGCGGTCCTGACCCGCCGCGAGCAGAGAGTCACGGAAAGGCTTGAGGAACGAGGCGTCGTTCGGGTCGAACGTCCGGCTGTTCAGCTCGAGGTTCTGGATCGCGTGCGGCCGGTACGACGTAGCAACGCGGAACAGCTTGTTGCTGTCCGCAATCTTGCTACCGATCTCAGCCGCAGTCGGAAGCTCTTTATCAAATACCCGGTAAGCGATACGCCGGGTCAGGCTTGTTGTCGGAAGGCCGTGCTGGATGAAGCCGTAGTTACGGGCGGTGATCGCACGCTCGAAGGCGTCCGACACTTCCTGCACGCTCTTGGCCTTGACGAGATCCTTGCCGATACCGGAGAAGGCAAGCTGCGGGTAGGCAGCGATCATCTTCTCGTTGGTGTCAACCTTGGCCAGAGCCTCGAACGCAGAACGGACACCCGGGTTGTTCTGTACCAGGAACGGAATGTTGGTGGCGCGGGTGCCGTCCTGGTCCACCAGGAGCTTGGGCACACGACCAGCTGCGAGGACTCGCCCGCCGATCAGGGCACGCTTGCCGTCCGCGGTAATCGAGATCGGCAGGTTGCCGTAGTTCTTGCTGATGTCCGCCAGCTGACCCGCACGGGTCACAGCGTCATCGGCCAGGTGGATGGTCTTGCCGCCGAAGGCAGCCTTACCGGCACCGATGATAACGCCGCCCTCTTTGGCTGCCTTGCCGATCTTGCCGACAGCCAGCATCGGGTCGAGCGACAGGTCAAAGACGCCGTTGACAGCACCGGAGAAAAAGTCGATCCCACCGGTCGGCTGACCGGTAACCGGGTCAACGTCCGGCTGCATGACACCGTTGCGGTCCAGGTGCCAGCCGTTCGGAACGTAACGACGATGGTTGAGCACATGGTCAACGATGTTCGCCAGGTCATAGCCCGGGTTGACCGCGTTGCCGTGAATGTCTCGGTAGTTCGGGTTACTCGTCCATGACGAAGTGAAACCGGTGCCACCGTTACCGGTGACTTCCCACGCACGGTTCAGCTGCGGGTCGAGGTTCTTGTCGAGGACACCGCCCAGCAACCGCCAGGTGTTGTCGTCGAGAAACGCGCCCACGCCGTAGCGGGTAAAGATCTCGTGCTCGGTCCGGTACATGTGCTGCACCGTCTCGAGTGGCATGTTCAGCGCCGAAAGCGCGTCACGTCCAAACTGCTCGAAGTTGCCAGCACCTAGGCCGACCCTCGAGAGCTCACGGTTCGTGTCGGTCGCAGCGACGTTGATCGCGTGACCGGTCGCACCAAGAGCAGTGTTGATGCCCTCGCGGGTGTAATGACCACCCTCGCGGACTGCCTTAGCGCCCAGGTCGAGCGCGTCAGTGGCAGCCTCTTTGATGTCGTGCAGGGGGTTAAGGCTGAAGCCCACTCCGTGCCTCTTTCAAGTCAGCCAGATGTTCCTGAATCCCTTGCGCCCACTGCGCGACAACAGACGCGGCAGCTACTTGGCGGGTATCAGCAGGAACACTCTGAAGTCCCACGGCAAGGCCGGTAGTGGCCTGCGGTGTATGGATCAGTTCAGGTGCTGCGGCAAGCAGGTCCTTGATGTTCTGGTTCAGATCCGCCACTAGTTGCTCGTCTGCATCCGTGACAGCAAGGCTGCGGCCTCATCTGAACCCGAGGCTGCCACCACCTGCTGCAAAGTGGAAAGGGCGGTCTGGTAGCCCGCACCGGGCGGGGAACCAGTAAGAGCCTCGGGGCCAGGACCAGGACCCAAGGCGGCTCCCGCCGTAACCGGCTCATTCGGCCGCTCGGTCGGAGCGGCGAACGGGGTCGGAGGCGGGGGCATGGCTGGACCCGACCCAGGAGAAGGAGCGGCAGCCCCTGGGCCGGGGGTCTGAGCCAGCGGAGCTGCCGCCTGTTCGGCGTTCAGCTCTTGGTTCTGCCCGTAGGGCAGTCCGGTGATCGGTCGCAGTTTCTGCGCTGGGCCACCGTCAGTGCGACGAGACAAGGAGCCCGGCCCGCTCACGGGCGCAGGGTTGCGGGGGGTACGGGGCCCACCGTGGCCATTGGCCATCCCTTAACCTCCAATAGTCTCGTTGCTTGTCTCAGGTTGTGGAAACCTGAGTTAGATGCCTTCCTGCGGCACCTTGTTGCCGGTACCGCTGGTACCGCCGTGGCCTTCGCAGATGTAGCCGCGAAGCGCCTGGTTGACCGGCTGCGCCGAAGGCGCGTCCTTGGTGACCCGAGACTCGCTGGTCAGCGGCATCTGGGTTGGAGCGGAGGCGTTACTGCCCTGCTTCATGGGTGATCTCCTTTAGATCTGAACGGGGACTCGCTGCGTGACGTTTGCCTGCAACGACGGCTGCCCGCCTGACGTGAGTCCCGCGAGCAGAGCTTGTAGTGCTGGGCGACCACCGCGGCCCTCGCCCTGCTGGCCCGGGGCTACGCCCTGAGCGCCAGTCGGGGAAAGACCCTCCGGTGGACCTTGATCGCCACCAGGAGCCCCTGGCTCCCCTGGCTGCGCCTCTTCTTGCGGAGGCGGGGGCGGTGGTGCGAAAGCCTTGAGAGCGGCATCCTCGATGGACTCGCCCTTGGTGATCAGAGCGATCAGGGTCGCGTAGCTCTGGATCGTGCCGGTCGGGTCCATGCCCTGGGCGACCATTTCCGGCATCGCCTGACCAACGCCGAACAGCGCCTGCTTCAGAGCGTCCCGGACCTCTTCCGCGTCGATCTTCGCCTGCTCTTCAGTCAGGTTCACACCGAACGGCATCTGCCGTTGTAGCAGGTCCCGGGAGATCAGCTTGTCGCCGCGCAGCTGAAGCATGAACACCAGCGCCTGGTTCGGCTGCAAGCCGGACATGAAGCCGTACGAGACGTTGATCGTGTAGTCGCCCGCGATGTCCTTGGACGGCTTGTACGTAATCTCGAACGGGGCGTTGTCATGCTCGCCGCGGATCGTGCGGGAAGTGTTCGGCCAGTAGTGCTCATCGGTCTGGAAGCACTTGCTGATGACCTTGCGCAGCACGATGGCGAAGATCTCTTGCGCAGTCTTGATCTGGGTGTCGAATCCACCCATGAGCGCCTGCACGCCCTGCCCGGTGATGACCGAACTCTGGACGTTGCCGGTGCGTGCGTCCGGGTACCGGGCTCCCACACGCTGCTCGTCATCGAGCATCGCCTGCTCTTGGAACGCACCAGGCGGAAGTTCGAGGCCAACACGGCGGACACCCTGCGGAGTCTGCGTGCGAATGATGGAGTCAGCGCCGAAGGAGAACTCCTGCACGTCGCTCGGGACGGCAAGCGGGGCCTGCACCGATTTCTCGGTGGCCTCGAGGCCAAGGAGCGCCATGTAGGCGCGAGCCAGCTGGACCCAGATCACGTCGTCGAACTGACCCGACATGTCGTCGTCGGAGCCGTTTGGCCGCACCGCGACCTCGATCATTAGCTCGCCGACCGGGTTAGGTATGACCTCGAGGACCAGGTTGTTTCGGGCCGGGAGCATAAGGACCGTCTGGTCCTTGTCGTCGTAGCGGATCAGCTCGAGGATCGCGTTATCAGCACGGTCCTGGTTGAAGTTCGCACCAGGTCCACGGATCGCGGTCTTGAGCTCCGGGTACCGAAGCCAGATCTCACGGGCGGTCTTGCGGAACACCTTGGTGTAGGACTGCAACCGGTCGAACCGGTCGAACTCCGGGTAGGCGTACAGCGGGGATTCGGTGCGAATCCGCGGCAACTTGCCCTTGAAGTCCGGCTCGATGAAGAACGGGACGAACCCGTAAGTCAGATACTGGTCAACAGCCTTGAGCATCTGACGCTCGAGCTCGTTCACCATGATGTAGTAGTGAGCGATCTGCGTCCGCTTGTCCGCGAACTTGCGAGCCTCGGCTGACTTCATCGTCGCGCTGGCACAGTTGAAGCCCGGCAGCGGTGCGATGACCTCGGTCAGGTCCCGGGCAACCGTGTCAACGAAGTTGGCGATGATCGGCTTCGGCCACGCCTTGGGCCACAGGTCCGGGAACACCGACTGCATGTCGCCGTCGCGCACCGACTTCACGTCGATCATGCGCTTGTCGCGGGCAGCGTAATGCGAGCGAAGGGTATCGACCTTGGCGGCGATCTGATTAGCGTCCAACGCCACTCAGGGTCACTTCCTTCTGTGTTAAGTCGGCCCCCGGCCATGTGGGTTTGTGATGGACCCGGGGGAAGTTGAAGGGCCGTCGCGCTCTAAACCACTCAGGGGAGCCACGGCCTCTGCCTCACGAGGGGCAGGCACGCGCAGAGCGCGTGAGTTACTTGGTCTTGCTCTCGACAGCCTCGGCCTCGGTCGTCGTCTCTTCGACCGGAGCCTCGGCAACGTCCTCAGTTGCGACCGGCTCACTCGGCGGGGTAGCCGCCACAACCGCGTCCTCGGGCTTGCCCTCGAGGAAGTCGATCAGCGCACGGATCTTGGACATGAGCTCCTTCGCCAAGGTCTGGTGAGGACCCTCGAAACCGGCAATGCCGGAGGCGTCGGACTCGATGTGCTTCAGGGTGGAAAGAACTACCTTGGTTGACATTGCCGCTCCTAGTTGTAGGCGTATATCTGGCCCGACTGCTGCTCCTGGTAGAGCACGTCGAGATTCACGGTCGCTCTGGCGTCTCGCCCGCGGCGACCGAGGAATGTGTTGGGCAGGTGGGTGGCACCCAGGAAGGTGTTGACGATCTCTCGAGCTCGGATCTCACAGAACCAGAGCGCCATCACGATGTCGGTCTTGTTCTTCGTCTCCGGGGCCCAGGTGATCAGCTGCTCCACCAGCCGCTTGCAGGCCTCCGACTCCTTGGTGGAGGGAAGCCCGATCAGGCCACCTTCGACCTTCTCGGAAATGCCGCCCTTCTCGCTCTGGGTCTTGACGACCCGGCCGAACAGCATCTCCATCGACGCCACACCGAAGTCGTTGTCCCACTTATTTGCACCAGTGAAGTGCTCACGCAGCAGGCAACCGCGGGTGGCCAGGAAGTCCCGGATCTCCGGGTCCTGGGTCAGCATGATCTGGAAGGCGTTCTTCTCGATCCGCCACTCGTTCACGCCGTACCGGTCGGTCCAGCGTTTGATCAGGGACCGCATCTCGGTGGGGGTGACGTGCTTACGGTCGAACACGTCCAGCACCCAACGCCGCTTCGTGGCGCGGTCAACGCCCATCACCACGGCGGCGGTGTTCTCAGCCATAGCCGGGTCAAGCCCGGCGATGACGTAGAGGCCTTCCATGCCGAAGGGGCGGTGGCCTAGACCGCCAGCGACCATCGGTCCCGGCTGTCGCTGCCCGTCGATGGCTGCCGTGACGGCAGCTGACGGGAACACCGCGTCCTCAAGGATCTGCTGCTGCATGTAGACCAGCGCCCAATTTCGCCGGTCCATGCGGGACCGCTTGCGATGCATGTGCTGGCCGTCCCACTTGGGGTACATGCCGTCGTCGTCTGGTGGGAGGTCGCCCTTGTTGCAGAACTGGCGGCACTTGCAGGCCTGGTTGCTCTTCGGCCACAGCGTCTGCCAGTTCGCGGGGTCCTCGGAGAACTCGAGCACCACCGGCTGAGTCAGAACGGTCCAGGGGCAGTCACCCTCCGGGTACCGCTCCGGGAGCAGGACCTCGGAGTAGAGATCCCGCGGAGCCATCCGGGTGCCGACCAGGAGCATGAGCCCATCGGATGCAACCCGGGAGTCAACCTCCCGCTGAATCCAGTCGATCTGCTTCTCGAACTCGTGGGCGTTCTTGCCGTCCACGCAGTCGTCCATGATGATCAGGTCGGCTCGGGCACCGTAGATCTGCCCGCCGATACCCAGCGCCTGGACGGTGGGGTCCTTCTCGCCGGAGTCCCGGTTCTCGGCCCCGACGTAGATCATGTCGGTGGTCCACGACTCGGCGGTGGCCTTCCAGCCGCCCTCCGGGGCGAAGGCCAGCTGAAGGTCCTTGTACGCCGGGTGGTTGAGCCGGAACTTGATGGCCGTGACGAACTTGCGGGCCATCATCAAGCCCTTGGACACGATGATGATGCGGACGTTGGGGTCCTTGCAGATCCGCCAGGTGACGTAGTTCACCGTCAGCGTGGTGGACTTGGCGTGCTCCGGGGGCGTGTTGACCAGGATGCGATCCGGGTCGCCCTCGATGAACGTCTCGGACGGGTGCAGGTCGCGGGGCTCGCGCCCCTCGAGCAGGTCGTACCACTGAAGCTGGTGCCAGTGCAGGGGTTGGCGCAGGTAGCGTTCGCAGAACTCCGGGAAGTCCGGGACTTCCTTGATGATCCCGGCCCGCTTCTGGCTCAGCAGGGCCCGGGCGTGATCCACGGCCTGGGCGAAGGCCGGGTCCTTGCGCCAGTTCTCGTAGGTCTTGGGGTGCCGCTTGACCTTGGCCATCGCCTCTTCGACGGTGGCCCCGGACTTGATGAGGTCGATGACCCGGTTCTTCAGCGGCTGGGTGTCCGCGGGCACTACTCGTTGTCCTCGACTTCATCCGGCAGCCGGTGGTACATGCCGTGCTTGAGCGCGTAGCGCAGCAGGCCCTCCCCCTCCCAGGGGGTGCAGTCCGTCCAGCCGGAAACCCAGGTGCAACCCTCGGTGTCCTGCCACTCGACGACCAAGACCACCCGGCGAGCCCGGGTGCCGGGCTCAGCCAGCTCGGCGTCAATCGCCTGCCGGAGCGGGGAGGAAAACTCGAACGGGACCTCAATCACCGGCCGGTACCTCCTGGGGACAGCTAGGGGACGGAAAGGAAATCCAGCTAGGGTCTGGAAAAGACAAATTGGGAAAGCAATTCCCTCGCGCGCACGCGCGCTTATTTACCTACCAGGTAATAGTAATGGCCAGCCCATAAGGCTGGCCTATTTACCTACCCACCAAGGTATTAGTAGTAGCGCCCCCTCTAGGGGCGCTTACTTGTCGGGCTTCTTCCAAAAGGGCGAAGCCCTCTAGTAAGAGGGTCTTCATAGGTACTAAGGGGGTACACGGGGGGTAGATGTTCACCCTGGAGGCAAAAATAGTCATAATCTAGTCACTAGTGACTACGTAGGGGTAGGTGCCATGTAGTCACAGGACTAGAGGGGCCGAAGGCCCCG